AAGATTTCCTTGCAAACATGATCAATTGGGTTAACGCGAATAGTGCGCAAATTAAAAAATATGTTACAGATTGGGTGAATGCCGGCGCCGCAATATTCAAAGTTCTTTCGCAAATTGCTGGTGCATTTGGGCGCACTATGCAGCGCTTTTATCAATTAATGCAGGCCAATCCTGGCGTTGCACTAGGCAATGCAATAAGGCGTGGAATTTTTGGCGCCATGGGCGCAGGGCAGCCGCAATTTACACCGGAACAGCTTTTCCCTGAATTTGTTCCGCCTAAATTCGGTGGCGGCACTGGGGTTGACTTGTCTGGTGCCGGTGCAGACAGCGGTGACAGTAGAAAAGCAGCACGTGAAGCAGAGAAAGCGGCACGTGAAGCGCAGCGTGCCTATGAAGAAAACCTGCGCAATGCAATGCGCCTGCAGGACGTTGGCCTGCGTACGCTTCAGCTTGAAGAGCTGACGACGCTTGAAAGGCAGCGTCAAGAACTGGTTCGTCGCGATGCCGACAGGATTGAGTTTGCAATTCTTGATCTAAAGCAAAAACAATTTGGGATTGACATCAAGCAAACGCATCTAAATGAGACGAGAGAGCGCTTGGAGGATCTGCGTGTTCAGGGCTTGAAGCAGGGGCTTGATGTGTCTAAGACCGCAGAGGAAATATCTAGAAATCAGATTGAATATAAAGAGCTTCAACTGGAAGCGGAAAAGACGATCACAGAAGAGCTTCAGTTGCAGCTCCAAATTCTTGAGTCAATGGGTCTGACCTCGCAGATGCGCCAAGCTGGCCGTCGAGCTGGTCTTGGCGTATTTGAATTCGGCCAAGCTGGAGGCGGTGGCTTTGGCGGAGAGCAGTTGTACCAGCCTCAGGAATTCATGACGCCAGCGGCGCAGCGATTCCAAGAGATGCGAGAGCAGCTTAAAGAGATGATTTCGCTTGAGAATCAAGTATATGCTGGTGCCATGCAAATAGGTGAAGCATTCTCCAGTGCTTTCACTGAAACAATTACTGGTTCCAAATCTGCCAAACAAGCACTTGCCGACTTGATGGCATCAATTGGTAAGCATTTCTTAGATATGGCACAGCAAATTATCACGCAGCAAATTTCAATGATTCTTTATGGAACTGTCATGAGGGCGCTTGGCCTTCTTGGTGGCAGTACGGCGCCAAATTACAGCAGTATTTTTAGCACTGGCCAAGCTGGTTTCAATCCTTCAGTGTTTACAGGTCCAAGCCTGCTGAACGCCAAAGGAAATGTTTACGCAGCCAATGGCATTCAGCCCTTCGCTATGGGCGGCATCGTCACCAAGCCGACCTTCTTCAAATACGCAGATGGCGGCACCTTTAACAATGGCGTCATGGGCGAAGCTGGCCCTGAGGCGATCATGCCGCTCAAGCGTGGCGCTGACGGCAAGCTTGGTGTTGCCGCTCGCCTGGATGGTGCAATGAAGCGTTACCGTTCAACCCCCGGCAGTGCAGCCGCTGCAGCAGAAGGTGACGCTGCATCGCTGGCAGCAGCAGGTGCGGCCACAATGGAACCAATCGACGTGCGTTACAGCGTGGAGCGCATCAACAACGTGGATTACGTCACCGCTGATCAGTTCCAGGCTGGTATGGCACAGGCCGCACAGCAGGGGGCCATCCAAGGTGAACGCCGCGCCATGCGCACATTGACCAATAGCTCCGCTGCACGCGGGAGGCTCCGGATCTGATGGAATTCAATTACGGCCATCTATTTGAAGTCGGTCCTGCCGGGCAAGAGACGGAGTTCACTTTTCAGAATTTTAGAATCGGCGATCAAATCAACTACAGCAGCAAAGGCTATCGCTATTTGCCGTTTGGCTTTGGCGGAGCAGTTGCCTCTTTAAAAGGCGATAATTTAGATGCAACAATTCAACTAGCCAATACCGATATTACCCGTAATTGGGCAACACAAGCCCTAGAAAATTTGTGGGTAGGCAAAGTTACAACAGTTCTCTGGTCAGAAGCAAACATTGCCAGAGTTTTGTACTCCTACTGGGGCGTGTGCTCCACTGGCGGATGGGATGAAACCAACATCCAGATTGCACTGAACAGTGTGCTGGACGCAGTTGATTCCAACATCCCGGCCCGCAAGATTACACGCCGTTCTGTCGGCAACATTCCATTTACCAGCGCTGTTCGTGTGTAGCCATCTAATCGGACGTGCCTACGAATACGGCAAAGACGACTGCATCCACCTCGTGGTGGAAGTGCTGCAAAACCTCGGCAAAGACCCTCCTGCAGTCAGCGCCCACTGGTACGGGCTAACTCCCCGCCAACTCATCACTGAGATCAGGGCATACTGTGTACCCATAGGCTGCCCCGAGTACGATGGGGACATCGTATTGCTTGCGGCGACGCCACCAACATTTGGAGTCCTATGGCAGCGTGGCATCCTATTCATCAACCCGTTGACCTTGACCGTCGACTGGAAGCCGCCGGCAAGCCTTACGATCCGCCGCTCCTACCGTATGAAATCGCGCTGATCGAAGCGCTGGGCTGCAGCGAGGAAGAATACAAAACTTTTGTTCGTTACGCCGCGCAGCAGGCATACATCCGCCCTGCTGAATACGAACACATCCCAGAAATCTACGCAATCTTTGATCCTGTATCTGGTTCTATAGCCGCTGTATCAGCAATTAGCGCAGCGTCGGCAGCCAAAAGCGCAACAACAATTATTCTCACGAACCTGGCAATCGGCATTGCACTAACAGCCGCCAGCCTTCTGCTGGCACCAAAGCCGCCCGCAATATCCGACAGGCGCATCAAGCAGCGTGAACTGAAAGATCAAATCGGACCTACACGATTCAATCAAACCTCATCATTCGACAACATTGCATCACTTGCCGAATACGGGCAAGCGATCCCTATTCCGTTTGGCAGGTATGACTCCGCCACCGGCACAGGCGGTTTAACACTGGCACCAGCGCTGGTCTGGAGCCGCGTGTACTCCTACGGCACCTACCGCGCATTTGAAGGCATCTACGTCGTCGGCCAATACGGACTGGCGCAACCGCCTGAAATTGCTGGCGTTCGCCTTGGAACGTTTGCTCTTAACAACATCAATACCGATGAATACGCCCTGTTCTGGTCATCTAAGACAGGATCGAACAGCCCGAACCCCATCTCAAACACCGTTTTAATTGGTGGTTCGCAGGCGCTACGTCACCAAGGCACTTCAGGCAGGCCAAATCCTTTTACAGCACCAAGCATTGATTCCGATGTAGACGACGCTTCGTCCATGGCGTATTCGCCTCAGTCGCAGGTGCAATTTGGTACCGCCACACCAATCGCAAACGGCACTGCGTACCGGTACAACTGGGAGATCATTAGCGCTCCAAGCATCAGTTTCGATGGTGAAGGCGGTGATGATGCAAAGAAAGAGACTCGTGCTCGCCGCAAAAAGATTGCCGGCAGCCAAGCCGATCAAGTAGGCGGCGAGCCCACCGGCAGATCCGGACAACCCGGAATCGGTCGAGCCTATTCGCGCACGATGGGCCTGACCCACCACGTCACCACCAGCGCGTTTAACAATTACAACAACAAAACAATCGTCAACGTAAACAAAGGAGACACCCTAAAGTTCACAATTTTCAGGCAAAATTGGGAAAGCTTGAACGACGATTTCACTTACGACGGCTACAAAACTCAAGTCAACGTTAAAGATCTACGCGATACTGCACGAGAATGGCGCGAGCAAGCCTCCGACATGCTGAGTGTCGGCAGCGAATGGCTGATTGGAGCAACTGTTTGGCGCGTCACTAAAAACGCAGGCATCGACAACGTTGTCAGCCGCCTAGTGATCGACCTGGAATGCGTAGAAATTCTTGGTGACAATCGAGTCGGTATTGCAGGTGAAAGAGCTGTCGGCGACGCCTTGGTTGGATACGAAGGTCAGCAGTTTGATGAAACAGTCCACTGTGACATCAACCACTGGCCGTTGTGCCGTTACTTCTCGTTCACTATCCGCCCTGTCCGTCGAGATGCATGCGTCATTGAGTTCGGCATCCGCTCGCAAGTCTGGAACCGCGCAGACGGTTTGTGTAACTTCAGCGTTATCCCAACACCAGCAAAACTTGACCGCTTGGATCGCAAAGACGTCACGCTGACGACACCGCGCCAATCCCGCTATTTCAAGCGTGCAAGTTTCTTCCAGATCGCAGTGCGCCCCGTACCTACTGGCACGCAGACGCCAGATTGGTCTGTACTGCCCCAGTTATTTTGCGTCGTTGGCAGAGCACCTGTAGACCTCCACAACTACATCCGAATCAAGGCTTCCGATTCTTCGTACTACGAGTACAAATTTATCCCCAAAACTGGCGCTGATATTTATAACAACTACGCCAACGACAGAGCCTGGCGCCTTAAAGCAGACGAGCAGCAAATCATTGGCTGGAAACCACTGGAGACCAAATACGGCATATTTTTTGTACAAACAAACGGATTAGAGCTGAGCGTAGCGGATCTACTTAATTCGCCTCAGATGCTCACGGATAAAAGCGATGTCGGCAACGCACCCAACGTATTGCCAACAGTTATTACACCATCTGCTGTTGCTGTTATACGCACCAGAGTCAACAGAGGCGACAACAAAGACGTCGTTGACGCATGGCTCACTAGCCTTTTTGGTGACGCATCAAGCCCCAACCTGCGTGGAACAACCCAACGGCAAACGTTCACTATCGCAAAACCCGGAACACCAGCAGACACAATGCAGTTGCGTATCAGTGCTACGTCGCTAAAAAATTCAAACAAGCCTGCTGACAGCATCAAACGCTGGACCTGGCAAGAGATTACATACAGGATTGACAGTTACGTTGGCACTTGGGCATTAAACACTGAGGGCGAGATTACGATTACGGGTCTTAACACTTTTACCAATCCTTTTGCACTCAAGCACGGTTACACAGCCGTCACGCTGGTGTTTGGCATTACTCAAGTCCAAGAAATTGTCCAAAGATCAAAAGATGCAGATGCAAGTACCGCTGAACGGTCCTTCGAGGTTGGAACAGGCGTCGCGGATTGCAGCTACTTTTCTGAAGTTACAAAAAGCAACGACAGTAATCCCGAGCACCAAATTGTTTACGTTAACGAATACGTCGAAAACGAAATCAAGCCCGAATACACGGACATGTCTATGGCAGCCCTCAGCTTAAAAAGCAGTGGGCAGATTAACAGCGTGGACCAAATGCGGATGTGGGTACCGGACGGCATCGCTGTACGCCGCTTACTCGATAACACCACAGGACCCAGCAACCTATTTACAGACGCTGTTTTGTACCTACTCCAGAATTCAGAACAGGGCTTAGGCAATGTCATTCCGACCGAGCTAATTGACGAGGACAGCCTGACGGTTACAGCAAAATTCCTTCAAGCCAATGGCATCTTTTTTGACAGTGTCATCGAAGAAGCCGAAAACCTTCGCTCGTTTCTATACAACGCGGCATCCTTGCAACTGTGTAACTTCACGATCAAAAACGGACGCTTTGGCATGATGCCTGCGTTGCCGTACGACACAAACGGCAAAATCTCCACAGCTCCGGTTGAAATCGAACAGATCTTTACTGCAGGCAACATTATCGAGGGCAGCCTGCAAGTCAACTACTTGGATGCTGCCCAACGACTTAACCTCCAAGCGCTGGTGACTTGGCGTGAAAACTTCAAATACGAACTTCCCAACCAGCGCTCCGTTGCTGTCTATTGGAGCGACACCGCCGGCAACACGCAAAACCAACAGAGCTACGACCTTTCTGAGTTTTGCACAAGCAGAGATCAAGCCATTTTGACGGCAAAATTCCTGCTATCTACAAGACGCCGGATCACACACAGCGTTGCATTTAAGACAGTGCCAGACGGACTCGACATCGAACCCGGCTCCTACATCCGCGTCGTCACAACAAGCACGACCTACTCAGCGCAAAACAACGGCGTCATTACTGACGCTGGCACTCTAGTATCTGTTGACTCGATTGCAGACGGTGAATACAAAGCACTTGTCTACAATCCACAAACCGGAGAAATCGCTGAAGAGCAAATCACTATTGCATCCAACACTGTCTCGAACACCGATGTGTACGGGTGCCTGTTCACGTTACTTTCTACAAAAGTCAACCAAGCCGTGTACCAAGTTGAACAGCTCACTATTGAAGAGGATGGCTTGGTCAGTGTCGCTGCCATCCATGTACCTGTTACCGCCACAGGCGCTAGCGTGGTTGCAGATGACGTGCTGAACGGCTTGTTTGAGGTGGAAGAGTAATGACATTTCCTGCACTAACCCCCACAAGCCGCGAATTTGCGCCTGGCGACTGGCCAATCAAACGGTTCAACTCGCAATCCGGATCCGAAATTCGCATCCTTTACGGCAACCAACGCACCAACGCAAAACTCGGTCTGGGCTACGACAACATCGCGGACAGCGAAGCACAGCAATTTTTAGCCGACTACGACGCCCAATTCGGCACCCTGCGTACATTTGATTTACCAACAGCAGTCACTGCTGGCACGTCTGTTGCCATGCAATCGCCTGCTGGCACTAAGTGGCGTTACGAGTCGGAACCACAAGTACGTTCGGTACGTCCCGGCATTAGTAGCGTTACAGTGAATTTGGTGGCGGTGCTCTGATGGCCAAGATCTACACCGGCAAAGACGGACGCCTCCTGATCGACGGCATCGAACAGGTCAAGGTCACCAACTGGACCCTGAGCGGATCGCTTGAAATGTTGGAGACCACCAGCCTTGGTGACTCCCAACGTAACTACGCCCCAGGCGTACAGGAATTTAACGGCAGCGCCACTCTGCTGTACTACAAAGACGCTGCAGGTCGCAACGACGCTGGAACCGCACTCCGCAAGATCATTAAAACCGATGGCGTTTCGGACGGCGACACCGTAACCATCAGGCTACGCCTTGTCGACGGCGACACAACCAACGACATCGCACTAACCTCCTACATCACAAGTGTCAGTATTGGCGCCAGCGTTGGCGAGATCAGTTCTGCCCAAATCAGCTTCCAAGCAACGGGCGCATTGCAAGCGGTAACGATCTAATGGGCGTTTTTCTTGGCAACATCGGCAACGTCGAGCTGACGCGGCGATCTTTTGAAGGCGCCAAGCTATCGCTGGTCAATCCTGGTGACGTCAACTACCAGCGCAACCGCTTCAGCTTTGATTTTGCTGAAGGGATGCTGATTACTGGCGACCTAATTGAAATAACTGCAACCGACGGAACTGACCTTGACTTTATTTCGCCTGACGGCTGGGGCGACGGCGTTGTCCGCGAAAGCGGCAAGTGGTTTATCCATGTTGATGAACTCGGCTCCATCCGCCTGTACGACAATTTTGACGACAGCCTTGAGGGCAGCACTGCCGGTTTGATTGAGCTGGCGCAAATCAACCGCGATATTCCAATTCGTGTTGATGTTGAAGACAGTTCCGGCCGCTTGCTTGCTTGTATTACTGATTATGAATTAAACACTAATCGAGAAACTGTTGACATTACGTCGCTTTCGGACGAGTACCGCCAACAGTACAGCAGTTTGATTACAGGCAGCGGGCGTTTGACTGCGCAATGGGACTATGTCAACGAGCTGGGAGAGGAGCCGATTAATTATTTAATGCAATTGGTCTTGCGCACTGAGATAGGCTCCGGATTCCACGCCAAGTTGTACATCAAAACACTTGGGACCTCTGCGTCTGCTGGCTCCTTTTCTAATACGCAGGTCAATGATGCGCTCTGGTGGGAATTCGATGCGCTTGTTACCAATAGTGCCACCAGCTTTGCGCCAGGAGACATTGTGGTTAGCACAATTGATTTTGTTGCCACTGGACCTATCAAGCTACGCGCTCGGACCACCCCACGCCGTCGATTGCTGCAAGAAACAGGCGATCCAATTAAGCTTGAAGCCAAGACAGGTGATGGGTATCTGTTGCTGGAGGACAGTGATGTTTAAAATGATGGCATCGACTGGCGAGCGCGTACGTGTCTGACCTCAGAATCAGTGAGCTACTGCAGCTTGCCGGCTCCAGCCTTGCTGCTGGCGACTTCCTGCCCGTAGCTGATGTCAGCGCAAGTGAAACCCGTAAAATCACTGTCACTGACTTTTTTGGCAATGCGTCGACGCTGATTGCCGATGCAACTATCCCTAGTGCCAAAATTTTGTTCGGTGCCGGCTCCATCCCAGGCAGCGCACTGCAAGGCGAAACCGTTAATACTTCACAAATCGCTAACGATGCAATTAACGCTGCAAAACTTGGCAATAATTCCAGCGTTCGACTTGTAACTACGCTGCCCGCTTCTGGGGATTTTATTGGTCAGATCGCGCTTGACACCGATGATCTGAAGATCTACTGCTGGAACGGTTCCGTTTGGCTGTCGATCAAAGCAGCGGGCAGCATCAATACCATCGTC